TGTTATGAAATTAAGCGAAGCTATTGATCAAGGCGGCAGTATACTAAAGAAAAACATGCATGTTCGCGTGGAATTAGATATCGATATATCCTACGAAGAAGCTACCTTTATTAAAGAAACATTTATACAAACTCATGGCTTACGAGAAATGGCGCTTATACCCAGTAAGCGCACAGATGTTGATGTAGATCTAGCACCCGGGGAAGTAAAGTTTGAATCAGTAGATCAAATTGTTACAGATCAGATTACTAATATAGAGTCAGAATTCTACGATCCTAAATTACTATTAAAAATATATCAAAATCTATGATTAAAATAAAAAATCTTTTAGTTAAAAATTTCATGAGTGTGGGTAATGCCACACAAGGTATTAATTTTGATCGCAATGATTTAACTTTGGTACTGGGAGAAAATTTAGATTTGGGTGGGGACGGATCCAGGAATGGCACAGGGAAAACTACAATCATAAACGCCCTAAGCTATGCTTTATATGGGCAAGCATTGAGTAATATTCGCCGAGACAATCTTGTTAATAAAACCAACACCAAAGGTATGATGGTAAGTTTAGACTTTGTTGTTGGTGAACAAGAATATAAAATTGAACGCGGACGTAAGCCTAACATTTTAAAATTCTATGTCAATAACAAAGTCACTGAGGCAGAAGACAATGCCCAAGGTGATAGCCGTGAAACACAAGACGCCATAGAAGATATTTTGGGTATGAGTCATGACATGTTTAAACATATCATGGCATTGAATACTTATACTGAGCCGTTTTTATCATTAAAAGCCAACGATCAACGCACTATTATCGAGCAGTTGTTGGGCATTACCATGTTAAGTGAACGTGCTGAACGCATTAAAGAATTATCACGCACAACCAAAGAAGATATTACTCGGGAAGAATTTAGAATACGTGCTGTTCAAGATGCTAACAAACGCATACAAGAACAAATAGAAGCAGTTAAGCGTAGACAAACATTATGGCAAGCAAAAAATGCAGAAGACTTGTTATCGCTTGAATCGGCGCTGGCAACGTTTCAAGAAATTGACATCGAAGCTGAAATTTCATCACACAAAGCATTTGCAACATGGGAAGCACTGAGGAAAAATCTAAACGACCATGCGACGGCAATTAGCCGAGCAAAAATGGATCATGCTCGAGAAGAAAAAACAACTAAGAAGCTTACTAACGAAATCGCTACACTTGAACAACACACTTGCCATACCTGCGGTCAAGAGTTCCATGATCACAAACACGAGGCAGTGCTAGCGGAAAAAAAGAAAGAATTATCAACAGCTATCACAGCATGCCAACAATATCTTGATCTTGTCAATGAATTACAATCAAGTGTTGATAGTTTAGGTAAGATAGGCAAACGTCCAGTGATGTTTTATGACAAAGAAGAAGATGCCATACAACATCGAGCCAATCTCGCCAATCTACAAAAAGAACTAGATGCGAAACGTGTAGAAATTGATCCTTATGCGGAACAGATAGAAGAGATGACTGCTACAGCCGCCGAAGAAGTGTCATATGACACAGTCAACGAACTTACAAGACTACAAGATCATCAGGACTTTTTGCTAAAGTTATTAACTAGCAAAGACAGTTTTATACGAAAAAAGATTATAGAACAAAATTTAAGTTATCTCAATACAAGACTAACACACTATCTAGATCGTATGGGATTACCGCATACCGTGGTGTTTCAAAACGATCTCACTGTTAGCATTGAAGAGCTGGGCAGAGAACTTGATTTTGATAATCTGTCCAGAGGTGAAAGGAATCGATTAATACTAAGTATGGCATGGGCCTTTCGAGATGTGTTTGAATCGCTGTATCAACCGATTAATTTACTCTTTGTGGATGAAATGATAGATAACGGTCTTGATACCCAGGGTGTTGAGAACGCCCTTGCTCTTTTAAAACAAATGAGTCGTGAAAGACAAAAGAGCATATGGCTGGTTTCGCATCGAGACGAGTTAGTTAGTCGTGTAGAGAATATATTAAAAGTAGTAAAAGAAAATGGATATACCAGTTACAACACAGATGTTGAGGTAGAGTAAAAATTTTATCAGCGAAGCACGGCTTGCTAATTACATGTCATGCCCTGGCTTTTCGAAAATACTACTGTAGAATCACTACCCGACGACTGTGTTGGTTTTGTTTATTTGATTAAAAATAACTTGACTGGCAGAAAATATATTGGTAAAAAATTAGCAAAATTTAGTAAAACAACATATAAAACAGTTAAACAAAAAAACGGCATCAAAAAAAGAAAACGCATCCGTAGTAAAATAGACAGCGACTGGCAACAGTACACCGGCAGCAGTATAGAACTCAATCAAGATATTGAAAAATTAGGCATCGAAAACTTTACCAGAGAGATTTTGTATTATTGCCGTTCAAAAGCCGAATGCAGTTACATAGAGGCCAGAGAACAGTTTAGTAGACGTGTGTTAGAAACTAACGACTACTATAACGGGCATATACAAGTCCGCGTACATGGCAGCCATATAATCAATAAATTACAAGCATCACAGTAAGGCATCTAACCGACTACGTTTGATCGAGGCTGCTCGATCCCCGTTGAGGGCTGGTGAGATACCCAGCTCGGATAGAATGGACTTCGGTTCGCTCGGGCGTCAAAGGCAAAAGCTAACTTAAGGCAACAAATGGTTTGGGCTCCGTGGAAAAAGATACGACCCATGCTTATAGAACTTGGATTTATCATCAAGTCACTAGGGTTCCGTTGACATGTGAAGCTAGAGTAGGGGGTACCGGTCAACCGCCTCCGCGTAGGAAACTACAATCTCTTTATGATAGATGACTGTGCAACTCAGATGAAGTCATTGAATTCACCGTGTTTACGGTGAATTATGAGCTGTTAATCTAGATGAAGTGCTACAATCAAAAGCTAAAAAAATAAGATCGAGTGCAAACGAGATCTTAGATTAGCGTAGCTAATCTTTTAATATTATTCAAATTAACTCTTTAACAAATTTGTTTTTAGCTTTTGTCTACTTGATTGCTGGTATGTCTTTAGAGGTTTCAAACATATTGTCTTTATGTTCTTCTGATTTAGACTCGCACATCTTTTGTTTTGAATAAATGTATTTTTCATACTTCTATTAATAAAGTTTAATATTTTTAAAAAAAGTTAAGTCCTGTTTTTTTCGTCGTTTCTAAGTTTTCATCAATAATCTTTGATATCAATTGTTTTTCTGAGTTACTGAGCTGCATGGCATCATCATAGGTAATTCCACCCCGCATGTACCAACACATACGTAACGCCTCCGTCCTTATCGCATCTGATTCTTTATCCAGATCATCTATGTATTCTGAGATCTGTTCGTTGGTCATAGTTAGGAGGCGCGCTCGAAAAAATTTGACATATCCAGTGTGAGTGGTTGCTTGTAAGTATGCTGACATTGATCGCAGGTTATTTCCAAAGGCTGCATCTCTGCCATGGTTTTCTTTTCAATAACATAATTTTGTATGCGATTGAACATGGTTCTGTCACAATTTATCATGAATTCTGTTATGTATTCTGGTTCGTTTACTATAGCCGTGGGTGTCTTTATGGTAACTATGCTTTGTGCTAGAGCTATCACTGTCATTTCGGTCATTTTTTTGATGGCATCTGCTATGGCTGATATCTTAGTGACATCATCTGCCGAACTGATATTTAGAGAGTTTAACGTGCGTTGATCATCAAACTGCATTTTATTATTATCCGAAAGATTTTTGTAAGTCATGGGTTTGAAATATATTTCAATATCGCCCTGTATGATAGGTTGACTATAATCAGGAGCTTGAATACTATCCAAAGTTCTGCGTAGGTCTACTCCGTAGTCTTTGGTAGTGTTACATCCTGGACAACTGGTAGTAAAGTCCATTTCGTGTCCATAACTAGCTAATCTTATGCCTATCAATATAGTGTCCACATCTATGGACGGAATAAACCAAGCATTTTTTATATTTGGGACGCAGCTTTGAATCACATTGATCACTGCTTGTCCGCTGAGTAACGCATCGGGGGTACGATAGGTTATTTCATCTATGGCAGTCATAGGGTATACTGGCAATTCTTTATTTTCTGGCATTTCTAATGTGCCTGCTGGATAGTAATTGCCTTGACTGGGTAATTTGATATACACAGCAGGCTGTCTAAAATATTGTTTCAATGGGTTATTAGAGTTCATATGGTTTTCCTTGGATAAGTATAGTTATGGCTGAAGAATTTGACCCGAAAATTTCCGACGATTTACGTATAGCTTTAGAAAATGCTGCCGAAGATATGACTCGCTTTGCGGCGTCTCATGGAAAAAGCTCCGCACAATATTTGTCCGCATCAAAAGCCTATGAAACCGCATTAGCAGACGCTAAAAAAGGCATATTAGGCTATACTGAGGCTATGAAAAAAGCCAAAGCTGATTTAGGTTCATCTACGTTGGGTTTGGCTAAATCATTAGCATCTGGCGGTAATAGTGTATCGGAATTTGGTTCAGCTGCCGATGCTGCTGGTGCCGCATTGACCTTAGCTCTTGGTCCTGTGGGACTGTTGGGCAAAGCTTTGGTTTTCGCTGTTGGGGCTGTTACTGAATTTGCCAAAGCCGCAATCAAACAGGGTCAAGAACTATTAGATGGCTATAGAGACATAAGTCGTAGCGGACTAGCTACTGGCATGCAGGACACATTTGAAAATCTACAAAGCATGGGTTATACCATGGGTGAGATTGGTAAAATGGGTGCTTTGATGAAAGAAAATTCCTCTAATTTGTCAACATTAGGAGGTACGGCAGCGCAAGGAGCAAAACAATTTGCCGCGGCATCTAAAAGTATAGCAGAAAGTGGTGTTGGCGAGCAATTCCAACGCATGGGCATGACCGTAGATGATATTAATCGAGGTATGGCGGGCTATGTCAAAATACAACAGTTAAGCGGATCTTCTCAAAAACAAACAGCAGAACAGATGGCAGCCAGTGCCGAAGCTTATATAGAACAACAAGACCGATTGACAAAACTAACTGGTTTGTCAGCAGATCAACAAAATTCTGTACAAGAAAAAGCATTGGCCACACAACAATATGCCAGCAAGGCCTTCCAGTTACAACAAAGAGCAGATGCTGGGGATATAGCCGCCAAAGAAGAATTGGCTAGAAATACAGAATTGATAAATGCCGCTTTTGGTAAAGGTGGACAAGAAGCTGCAGATCAGATGACATTGTTGCTTTCTGGAGCAGTTAATAATCCTGAATATCAAAAAATAGCTAGATCTTTGCCAGAAACAGCGTCGTATATACAAAAAGGTGGCCGAGACATGGGTGTGGCCATGGATTTGGCAGCCAAAGATTCTAGAAAAACTCTTAATGATACAGTCGGATTAGCCGGTGCTGGATTATCTGATTCGATTATTACTTCTCAGGGCGTTTTAGTAAAATTTGCTTCTACAGCAGGTACTTCCATGGCACAAAATATAAAAGATGCCAAAGATCAGCAGGATAAACAAAAAGCAGGCGCAGATAAAGAAACGGCTGTGGCAGTGGCGGCAAGTATGGCTCAGCGTAAGCTTACTCAAACTGCCGAAAAAGCTGTACAAACAGGCATGGTAGCTGTGGCAAATGCCGCAATGTCGGCAGCAAAGGCTTTGGGTAAACTGGGAGAACCAGCCCCCGCTCTTACTAAAGCAGAAACGGCGCTGGGGGAAACTCAATATGACGAAATGGGTAATATTGTGTCAGGCAGTGGGCCGCAAGAGGCACCTCTGGCAAAACCCAAACCAGCCCCGGCACCAGCACCTGCCCCAGCACCAGCACCATCGCCAGCACCAGCACCAGCCCCATCGCCAGCCCCAGCACCAGCACCTGCTGCAACTCTTAAACCAGCGGCAGGAGGGAAGCCTGCTTCTGTAAATCCAGGCGACATAGTAAAACTGTTGTCAGCTTCGGGTATAACAGATAATCAATCGCAGGCAAATATTTTAGCTCAAATAAAAGCAGAAAGTAATTTCAAACCCCAGTCAGAAAATTTAAATTATTCCGGTAAAACATTGATGAAATTGTTTCCGAAAAAATTTAAATCACAAGACGAGGCAGATGCCCTGGCAGCACAGGGTCCAGAGGCGATTGGTAATTTCATTTACGGCGGAAGAATGGGCAATGCCGGTGACGAGGGATACAAATATCGTGGCCGAGGACTTATACAACTTACTGGAAAAGACAATTATTCAAAATTTAGTAAGTTGATTGGGGTTGATTTGGTAAAAGATCCGGATCTAGCGAATGATCCCGAAGTTGCTGAAAAAATTGCCGTGGCTTATTTCAAAGAAGCTTCGAAGAAATATGATTTAAGCGATATAAAACAAACTGGAAAAGCTGTAGGGTATGCAGGTGGAAAAGAAGAAACAGATAAACGAACACAATATGCTTCGGCTTTTGCTAATAATATGCCCACAGCCGAGGTTGGCGGAATACTAAGCGGACCAAAAAGCGGCTATACTGCTATGTTACACAACACCGAAGCTGTGGTACCATTGCCAGATGGAAGAAATATACCAGTTCAGATGACACAAAATACTGGATCTTCTGAGCAAATGAACATGATGGCTATGCAGTTAAATAAATTGGACGCTATAGTGCGTACTATGGAAAAAGCCAACAGTATAAACAACAAGATATTACAACGACAAAGCTAACAAGCTAAATACTATCTATGGCTACTAATGACGGACACAACAGTCGCAACGGGGGTTCTTGGAGAAAGTACTTCAAAGTTGCTGACGTTAATCAATTGGGACAACTGAGTCCTATATCTGGCAAAAATAATTTTGGATTGCCTGGGTACAATCGCAACAGCGGAGATTTTGAGTCAGGTAGTCGCAATGAATTTGCTTTTAGAAACTATGCGTCTAGATTACCCGAAGTATATTCTGGACATCCAAATAGATTAGAACGCTACAATCAGTATGAAAACATGGATTGTGATTCAGAAGTCAATGCTTGTTTAGACATTATCGCAGAATTTAGCACACAGCAAAACAGCGACAATGGCACTCCTTTTGATATTAAATTTACAAATAAACCCACTGATCATGAAATTGAAATAATAAAAAAACAGTTACAGCAATGGACTAAATTAAACAAGCTGGATCAACGTATATTTAAACTGTTTCGAAACACTATTAAATATGGGGATCAAGTGTTTGTGCGTGATCCCGAGACATTTGAAATGTATTGGGTAGACATGATTAAAGTAGCACGTATCATAGTTAATGAAAGCGAAGGCAAACGTCCTGAGCAGTATATCATACGCGATATAAATCCTAACTTTCAGAATATGAGCATGGCAGCCAAGACTACATCAGACTACTATGTGAGTCGTAGCACTGGTTCGGTTACTACGGGAAATAATTACAACGCACCTAACGGTGGATCTGGTGGTGGCGGCGGAGGCGGTGTGGGTAACAGCCGCTTTACACAAGCTATGAATGAATCATGTATTGACTCTAAACATGTGGTACATTTGAGTTTAAACGAGGGATTAGATTATTTTTGGCCGTTTGGACAAAGTATACTGGAAAATATCTATAAAGTTTACAAACAAAAAGAGCTACTAGAAGATTCTATATTGATATATCGTGTACAACGTGCCCCAGAACGACGTTTGTTCAAGATAGATGTGGGTAACATGCCCAGCCATATGGCTATGGCGTTTGTGGAACGTGTTAAAAATGAAATGCATCAGCGCAGAATACCAACTATATCAGGCGGCGGGGCCAATATGATGGATGCTAGTTATAATGCGTTGTCTGTAAATGAAGATTACTTTTTCCCGCAAACTTCAGATGGTAGAGGAAGTAGTATTGAAGTATTGCCAGGTGGATGTTTTAGTATGGACACTAGTGTGTCATTGTTAGATGGTAGAGAACTTACTATAGCACAAGTATCTGATGAATTAGCAGAAGGTAAAACGCTTTGGGTTTATAGTTGTGAACCTATAACAGGCAAAGTTGTACCAGGATTAGTATCTTGGGCTGGCATGACGCAACGGCAAGCACAAGTTTTAAAGATTACTTTAGACAATGGTGAATCTATTATATGTACACCAGATCATAAATTTCCCCAGTATGATGTAGAATTCAAACGTGCTGATGAACTGACAGTTGGTGATAGTTTAATTCCATTATATCGTAAAAAAGAAGTTTGTGACACTAAACTCGATGGATATGAAGAATACTTTGATAATAGTAGTAAACAATGGAAATATACTCATCGAATGGTAGCAGATGAGTTTAAAGATACGTTAGTAAAATATAAAATATTTAACGAAGAATACAGTGATGGCAAATATGATGTCAGACATCATGTAAATTTTAACAGGCATGATAACAGCCCGGAAAATTTATGCTGGATGGCATGGCACGACCATCAAAAACTACATCAACATCATGGATTTTCTAAAGAATCTCAACAGTTGGGTACACTAGCCGCAAAACGTAGATTACAAAATCTTAAAGATAATAATCTAGCAGAATATGAAAAATATTGTAAAACTGTTGGTGAAAGATTTACAAATTGGTATAGTTCATTAACAGAAGAAGAACTAGTAGAATTAAATGAGAATAAGGCAGCTGGACTTAAAAAGTACTTTGAATCATTAGATGATGATTCAAAGGCAATCCGGACCGCTAACAGTAGAGCTGCATTTAAAATAGCAAACAAAACAAAACTAGAAAAAATGGCCAAAGATGAAGAATATCGTCAATGGGTATGTGAACAACAAAAAGCTGGTTGGACTAGTGAGCTAAGAGAAGAACGTAGTAAATTTGTATCTGACCGTAACCTAAAAGATTGGAAAAACAACGAAAAACGTCGTAGCAATATGAAAGAATTGCAATCAGTGTCATATTCTCACAGTATGCTTAAGAGTGTGATCGATATGGTTAAAGACAAAACTACGCACGAAATAACTGTTAATGATATTATCGATGAACTGAATAAAAATATCAACATCGTTAATGAATTGGCAATATTAAACAAAGATAAAAAAGTTCGCAATTGGAGTATAGACAAAGGATTTACAGCAACAGGACTGACTAGTATGGTTAAACAGTATGGCTATACTAGCTGGTCTGATTTCCGTAAAAAAGAAAGCGTTCACAACCATCGAATTGCTAAAATTGAATACTTAGATGAGCCAATGGATGTTGGTACTTTAACTATCGACGGTGATGAAATTTATCATGGCTATCATACGTTTGCGTTAAGTGCCGGTGTGTTTACCAAAAATTCAAACTTAGGCGAAATTGATGATTTAAAATACTTTAACAACAAAATGGCTAGAGGTCTGCGTGTGCCTAGTAGCTATTTGCCCACAGGACCGGATGATTCCGGAGCCGCCACTAACGATGGACGTGTGGGTACAGCATTAATACAAGAATTTCGATTCAACAAATACTGCGAACGCCTACAGAAATTAATAATGCAGAAATTAGATGACGAATTTAAAATGTACATGCGATGGAGAGGTTTTGAAATTGATAACGGGTTGTTTGACATAACATTAACAGAACCACAGAATTTTGCCAGTTATCGCCAATCTGAGCTGGATACAGCTCGTGTAGCAACATTTGCTTCTTTAGAACCATTGAATTATCTCAGCAAACGATTTACACTCAAACGTTTCTTAGGTTTGTCCGACGAAGAAATATTAGAAAATGAAACACTATGGAAAGAAGAACGCGACAATCCACAAATGCAGGCACAGCAAGGACAAGGTCTTCGTAGTGTGGGCATTACTCCGGGCGGATTATCATCTGATTTAGATATGAATACTGACTTGACTAATACTGATTTGGGCAGTGCCGAAGTAGATACTGGAGCAGGTCCTGCCCCAGCGGTTGTACCAACACCAGGAGCTCCGAGCGGTGGCCCGGCCGGACTTTAACCAAATATCTTCCTTATCTTCTTGATCTTTTTTAAATTACCTGTTATTATTGTTTAAATCGGAGATATTATGGCTAAAATTATAGGTGAAGATACTACTAACACAACACCAGCAGAATCAGAAAATCTGTTAGAACTAAAAGAATGGCATTATTTTACTTCTGCTGTGTACAGTGTTACACACACTGACTTTCTCAAAGACATCAACAAGATATCAAGAGAATATGTAAATCGCACAAAAAAAGGCATTAAACTAAACGAGATTTATCCTGTTTATATGGGCGATAATATGTCTGCTGATCCCAGACTGTCTGATTTTACAAATTTTATCAAAGCCACGGCATCTAATATTTTAATGAGCCAAGGCTATAATATGCAGATGCTGGAAGTTATATTCCATGAATTGTGGGCACAAGAACACTATAAATTTTCCGGACAAGAACAACACATACACGGCGGCAGCCATATTACAGGATTTTATTTTCTAGACGTACCTGATGACGCTCCTAGAGTTGTATTTCATGATCCCAGGTCGGCTAAAGTCTATTCTAATCTTCCTGAGTCTAATCCTGCTCAAGCTACCTATGGCAGTACGATGATAAATTTCTTGCCAATACCTGGCACATTTATTTTTACAAATTCTTGGTTACCGCACAGTTTCCTCAAGAATCCATCAGTCAAACCCTTTAGATTTATACATTTTAATTTGGGAGTGGCAATGAAATTAGATACAACACAACCTACAGTGGTATGAACAAGTATTTGATACGTTTTAATAAAACTAGAGGACTACCTGGCAGGGGTAGTTTGAATCACGTGTGGCGCGTTTTTGAAAATGAAGAAGAATACATAGTAAAAAATGTCATTATAAACGTGCCTAGCCAATCTGAAACCACAGGCAATGGACAAGGTAACGAGGACTGGAATATAGCTTGTCATGGCTATATGACAGTTGATGAAAAAACCGGAACTGCCACAATAAATTCCAGCGAAACAAATAAAAAACGCTAAATACAGTATTATGATACTGAACGAACTATACGAGCGTGAACCCGAAGCTTATCAAGATCTAAGCCAAGACAATACCCAGCCACAAATGGGACAACTACGTAAAACACGACTTACTCTGCGTCAAATTAATAAACTACGCAAGATGAATGACATTAGAGCAGTTGAATTTAGAGACAAACTAAAAGATCTTCGCGCACAATACGCACCTCCTGCCGCTCCGGCAATTTAAAAATCTTAAACCTACCCATTTTATAGTCGTTATATACTAGTTTTTCTCCGTCTAGAGTAAATATCTATGACGAGCCATAACCCAAGGAGAATGTATATGACATCGAAATTTGAACAGTTAATCGAATATGTGATTAACGATGAAGAAGCGAAAGCTAAAGAATTATTCCATGATATAGTAGTTGAAAAGTCACGCGAAATTTATGAGAATCTCATGAATGAAGAAGGCATGGAAGAAGAAGACATCGAAGAAGGCGAAGAATGCCATCACTGTCATGGCGAAGGCTGTGATGAGTGCATGTATGAAGAAGGCATGGAAGATACTTCCGGAAGCGCCAGCCAAGACTTAATGCGTGAAGTTGAAGTTGACGAAGAAGGCATGAGTGAAGCCGAAGAAGAAGAAGAAGAAGACAAAGACATGGATAGCGAAGATGATGAAGTTGATCATGACATCGAAGACCGTGTTATTGATTTAGAAGACAAATTAGACGAGTTAATGGCTGAATTTGAACAAATGATGGGCGGCGAAGGTGGCGAAACTATGGAGCCAAAAGATCATGAAGTTGGTGGTGATGCTTATGCTATGGACGACACATCAGAGTTTGAAGATGAGCCAATGCCAATGAGTGAAAATATCACATTAGATCGTGCCCCAAGTCCAGTTACAACAGAGCCTAGCTTTGTTAATAAAAAGTCATCATACGCTGTTGATTCAGGCGCAGCAGGAATGATGGGACGCCCGGTTAAAAATGTAGCTTCTGAAACAAATCCAGATGGCACAACTGCTTACAAGCAACCTAGCAATGAGTATAGCAAAGGTGAAGGCGATTTGCCAAATGCTGGAAAATTTAAAAATACACCAGCAAAAGGCGGATATGGCAGCAAAATGGAGCCAGCTACCAAGCCAAAGTTTGATCAGATGAATCCAAACACACGTACCCCATTTCCAAAAGGTTAATGTACACATATGAAGCGTAACACTTATCTAAAAGAACATCTCAGCTTTACTCAGGCTCGTGTAGTATTGGAGTCTGAAGAAGCTGCCGATGGATCCGGAAAAACGCTTTACATGAAGGGTATTTGTATAGAGGGTGGGGTGCGTAATGCAAATGAAAGAGTTTATCCAGTAAACGAGATAGCCAAAGCAGTAGATACTATCAACGAACAGATAAAGTCAGGTCATAGCGTGTTAGGCGAAGTTGATCACCCAGACGATTTGAAGATCAACTTGGATCGAGTCAGTCACATGATTGAAAACATGTGGATGGATGGTCCATGCGGATATGGAAAATTAAAAGTATTACCAACCCCGATGGGAACACTGGTAAAAACCATGTTAGATTCGGGTGTTAAATTAGGTGTTAGTAGTCGTGGATCAGGAAACGTCAACGACCATAACGGACATGTCAGTGACTTTGAAATCGTCACTGTGGATGTGGTTGCCCAACCCAGTGCTCCAAATGCGTATCCAACAGCAATTTATGAAGGTCTTCTTAACATGAAGCACGGACATAGACTGTTTGATGTAGCTAAAGAAGCCAGTCAGGACAACAAAGTACAGAGATATTTGAAAACAGAAGTAGTAAAGTTAATCAATGATCTCAAATTAAGAGGGAAATAAAATGCTAGACAGTTTAAAACCGTTACTAGATAGCGACTTGATCAATGAAGAAACTCGTACAGAGATTAACGAAGCTTGGGAAGCCAAGATAGTTGAAGTCAAAGAACAAGCACGTGCAGAACTCCGCGAAGAGTTTGCCCAACGCTATGAGCATGACAAACAAGTGATGGTGGAAGCATTGGATCGCATGGTTACAGAAAGTCTCATCGCAGAAGTCGAACAACTAAAAGCTGAAAAGCAACAGTTGGCCGAAGATCGCGTTAAATTTCAAAACACTATTAAGGAAAGCGCCAACAAGTTTAACAACTTTATGGTGACCAAATTAGCTGAAGAAATTGGCGAATTGCGTAGAGATCGCAAGGCACACAATGATGGCATGAAGAAATTTGAAGGCTTCATTGTGCATGCTTTGGCACGTGAAATAAAAGAATTTGCTGAAGACAAGCAGGCAGTAGTGGAAACCAAAGTTAGACTGGTTGCCAACGCACGTCAACAGTTAGAATCATTGAAAAGCCGTTTTGTAAAAGAATCTGCTGAAAAAATGACACGTGTAGTAAGCCAGCATCTCAAAGCTGAACTTGTAAGTTTGAAAGAAGACATCCAAGTTGCTCGCGAGAACAACTTTGGTCGCAGAATTTTTGAAGCATATAGTGCAGAATTTGGTGCTACTCATTTAAATGAAAAAGCCGAAGTTCGCAAGTTACACACTATCATACAACAAAAAGACGCCAAACTTAGTGAGGCCATCCGTTTCGCCAAGAAAGCAACACATCTTGTCGAATCAAAAGAGCGTGAAATGCGTATTATCAAAGAATCCAACGAGCGTACCCGCACAATGGACGAGCTGTTAGCTCCGTTAAACGAGAAAAAAGCCGAGGTAATGCGTAATTTACTTGAAAGCGTACAGACAAAACGTTTGAAATCCGCTTTCGAAAAGTATCTTCCAGCTGTGCTAGAGAATGGTTCAGTAAAAGCCAAAACAGTAATTACTGAAACATTGTCTGAAGCAACTGGCGATAAATCGGTCCGTAGCCAAGAATCAGATGACGAAGCAAATAGCAACGTTATTGATTTGAAGCGTTTGGCCGGGCTGTAAAAAAAATAAAAGGAGACTTAAATGTCACAAGAATTATTAGAAAATCGTTGGGGTGAAACTAAAGATGCACTGCTGGAAGGCCTTAACGGCTCAAAGCGTTCTTCTATGAGTGTAATCCTTGAAAACACACGTAAGTATTTGAAAGAGAACGCATCAGCAGGTTCAACAAGTTCAGGTAACATCGCAACATTGAACCGTGTTATTCTCCCAGTAATCCGTCGTGTGATGCCAACTGTTATTGCTAACGAGTTGGTTGGTGTACAGCCAATGACTGGACCTGTATCACAGATCCATACATTACGTGTACGTTATGCACAGAGTTTGACAGACAACAGTTTGGCTAACACCAGTGTAACAGCAGGTCAAGAAGCGTTGAGTCCGTTTACCATCGCTACTGCCTACTCCACAGTGCCACAAAATACCACTACAGCTACTGGCTATACTGGTAACAATACAGCAACTATGGAAGGTACAGGCGGTAAGCAGATCAGTATCCAGATCTTGAAACAAGCTGTTGAAGCTAAGACACGTAAGTTACAAGCACGTTGGACATTTGAAAGTGCTCAAGACGCACAGGCTATGCATGGTATTGATGTTGAAGCAGAAATTATGGCTGCTCTAGCACAAGAAATCACAGCTGAAATCGATCAAGAGATTCTCTTGTCATTAAGCAGTTTGGCTGCTACAGAGTACACATACAACCAAGCTACAGTATCAGGTACAGCTACATTCGTTGGTGACGAACATGCCGCATTGGCAGTGCTTATCAATCGTGTTGCTAACTTGATTGCTCAGCGTACACGTCGTGGCGCTGGTAACTGGGCAGTTGTATCAAGTGCAGCGTTGACAGTATTACAGTCAGCTACTACTTCAGCTTTTGCTCGTACAACAGAAGGCACATTTGAAGCTCCTACAAACACCAAGTTTGTTGGTACTTTAAACGGCAGTTTACGTGTATTCGTAAACAGCTATGCTCAAGATACACAGCCTGTATTGGTTGGATATAAAGGTTCTAGTGAGGCAGATGCTGCCGCTTTCTATTGCCCATATATTCCGTTGATGAGTTCAGGAGTTGTATTGGATCCAAGTACTTTCGAACCAGTCGTTTCATTTATGACCAGGTATGGCTTCGTCGAGCTCACTAATACTGCAAGTTCCTTCGGTAACGCAGCAGATTACGTAGGCGAGATAGCTGTCCAAAATCTCAGCTTTAGCTGATCCATTTTGGTACAGTATTTCTGTACTTCAAGCAACAAAACAAAAACCCACTTCGGTGGGTTTTTTGTTGACTAATGCTGTTGTGTATGTTAATATTATTTGTAGACTTAACAAACATAAATAAAAATATGGACAAATACAAAAATTGGTACAATAATATCTGTAAACGAGGACAAACCCGTGTTACCGATGAATATACAGAACGACATCATATTGTTCCGGAATCGTTCTACGCTATCCGTAAACGTAAAGGACCTGCTGGTTGGCTCAAAGGCGATAGCGACGATGCTAGTAATATTACACATTTAACAGACAGAGAACACGAGCTAGTACACTTCTTATTAACAAAAATCTATAAGGATAACAAACAAGCATACTTCAAAGTACTTAAAGCATACGAAATGCGAAGTGTAGTAAATCATAATCAAGTTAGTAATAGACATTTCTCTTCAAGACGACTTGAAGGAATTCGTGCCGAACGAGCTAAATTACAAAGTGATGCTATGAAAGGCGCAGGAAATCCAATGTACAATAAGCGCCACACTGATAAAGCAAAAGAAACTATTCGCCAAAAAAATACTGGCAACAAGCTAACCAAAGAACAACACGCAAGACTGGTAGCAAACACAACGGGCAAAAAGAAGCCACCCATTACCGACGAACACAGAAAAAAATTATCAAAAAATCATAAAAGTACAAAGCCTGGTTTCGACGGATCACACTCAAATGCTACAAAAGAAAAAATGAGAGCAAAAGCCACAGGACGTAAACAATCGGCAGAAACTATCAAAGCTAAAGCAGACGCGGTACGTGGCAGTAAACGAGAAAAGAAACTTTGCGAGCATTGTAATCGATTAATAGCAGTAAATGGCTATGCTCGTTTTCACGGCGATAAATGTAAGGACAAAAAATGAACTCAAGACAATACGAAACAATGCGAATAGCAGAACACGAAGCAAAGAAAAATAAAGCCTCGATTATTGCTCAAAATAAATTAATCCGTCATTTAAAACGCAAAAGCGAAAATGAGTTAGCCGATAATTACTTTGATTATCAATTTGAATCTGTTAAAGAAGTTAAAGCAATGGTCAAGCAAGCAGGATGGACTTGGAAAGAAGCACAAGACTGTAAACATCGAGCCCTTGATTGTTTTTTGAATCCAGCTATTAACGTTTGGCTTGATAGTAATCAACGTAAGCGATACAAGTCAATGTTCAAAAAAGAATTACCATTTATGTTTATGCGAGGCCCATTTGAAAGAGTATTGTGGTATCCTACTCTTGACGATGTAGTTGATTTTGTCGAGGAAAGTGCAATCTTATTTAAAGATCCAGATCATGTAGGATTGACTGAAATTCAGTTCTCAAAAGAAAAATTCTTAGAAAAAAATGGAACAGAATTTCATTTTTATATAGTAACATTTAACTTAGACAGCTAACGCCGCCCGCTGGCACAGTGACCGCTGTAAACACGACCCCAATAGAAACGTCAAGACCAAGCAAAATGATTAAATCGCACTATTTAAACTTTAACGAATACACACAGTTTGACCACGACTATTTGATGCGAGTCATCAAAAATCAGTTGTATGAACCACAGATCAAGTTGGAATTTCGTGACGGCACCACGTATCAAGTTAGTAACTATGGCAACCGTTACTGGGAAAAGAACAATCGTCTTCACCGAGAAGACGGCGCCGCTGCTGATTACGGTAACATGACATTTTACAGTTTATTTGGCACAGTCTTTGTGGAAGCTGAATATCGCCAGGCAGTTGATAGGTTAAACTTTTTGCGACTAGCCACTGATAACCAGTTGGAAACGCTGGTGGAAGAAATTAGTAGAAATATGACATACGAACAGCGTCAATGCCTGTGGAAGTGCCTGTTACAAGGCAGTGAAGATTATACTGCGATGATCGCGTCGCTTAAAACGCTATCAAAACAATATAATAAACTTGTCAAAATGTACGATAAATTTATTCAAGATTTTGCCCAACGCTGACTATAAAAAATATCAAACAAAAATCAAATAAATAAAGTTATATAACTAAAATTGGAATACTAAAATGACTTTGCCAGCTTCTGGACCCATATCGCTTAAAGATATACAAACTGAATTTGGTGGTCCCGCCGCCCCGATAGCTCTAAGTAGCTATTATCGCAACGGAGCGTATGTAACTGGCAATGTCTATGCTCCCAATGTGCCCACATCGGGCGCCGTCAGTCTCAGCAATTTCTACGGTGCTAAAAAACTCACATTACAAACTGTTTTACTTACTTCTTCTCAAACTTGGGTGGCTCCCACTACACTTGTTGGCACTGTTAAAGCCACTTTAATTGGGGGTGGTGGTGGTGGTGGCACAGGGGGTGGGGGAGCAGTTGGCGCAGGCGGGGGTGGTGGTGCCGGTGGAGTGGTTCAACTTACTGGTGTTTCTCTAACTCCCGGAGCATCTTACCCGGCTGTAATTGGGTGTGCTGGGGCGGCTGCAGGTGGATATCCAGCAACTGGCGGACGAGGCGGCAATACCACATTTTTGGGATATACAGCCTATGGTGGGGGATACGGTGGCTGTGTATATGGCAATGGCGGAAGTTCTATAGCCTCAGGTGGGGGCGGTGGGGGATCTGGAGATACAGGGGCTCGACCTGGTGGTACAGGCGGAGCACAAGGTCACAATGGAGCCAGTGTGGGTGGTCGTACTGGCGGGGCCAGTGATACTGGGTCAGCAGGCGGTGGGGCAGGTGGGGCACCTTGTAGCAATATATCTTGTCCTTGTTGCTATACGGGCTATGTGGGTGGAATAGGAGTATATTGCTCGTTACTGGGTGCTTATGTTGCTGGCGGAGGTGCTCGCGGTTCGCATTGTTCAGGTGTATCAGCAGGAGGAACAGGTGGCGGCGGTAACACAGGCGCACCGGCCACTTATTATGGTGGCGGGGGAGGCGGGGGCGGTGTTGGTGGTTCGTATGGGGCACCGGGCGCAGGATATCGGGGAGTTGTAGTTATTCAAGGCTACTGGTAAGTTTTATACTGCCGGTGAATTTGACATTGTAGGTACAGTGTCAACGGCAAAAAATATCACGGCAGTCGCCGCTTGATAAATATTCAATGCCAAATTTAACTGAAAAATTCTACACAGAATCAAAATGTGACAAAACCGCTGAATATATCGAAACCGGTAGTTTTTTGGGAGACGGCATAGCTTCGGTCGCCCCTGCTTATCAAATAGTACACAGTATTGAACTAGCGGAAAAATTCTATCAACACTGTTGTGACCGATTTTTCGACAATAGTCGGGTACGCATGTATTTGGGCAACAGCAAAAAGATACTGCCTGAAATATTAAGCACCATCCATCAACCAGTGACCATTTATCTTGACGGTCATTTTTCTGCAGGTGACACTGCCATAGGTGATGAACTCATCAATGGAGTGTCCAGTAACCCCCTGCTGTCAGAGTTGATGATTTTGATGACACGTATACCCAATGACATCATTATAATCAATGACTGTCGTATGATTGGACGTCGTGGTGTACTGAACAAAGGCGTCACTGACGGTCCTTGGCCCGAGTATGAGTTTGACTGGACCAATATTACCGAAGAAAAAGTACGGGCCACAATGAAGCCAGGCTATCAGTTGGTGAAGAACACCAACAGAGACTATACTGATGGTGCTCCGGATCAGTGGATCTTGTTTTATCGCCCATGACTGTTATAATACTCACCAAGTTGGATCGTAACGAGTACGAAAGTACCAGACTTGCCGAGTCTTTTCAAGCCAAAGGCATACAAGCTCGCATGTGCCACCCTGATGATTTTGACATCATAGTGGATAGAAACATAGCTCAGGGTATAAAATATCAAGGTCAGGACATGCAGTTGCCCAGGCTGGTGTTGGTACGACTGGGTGCTGGCATTTTGCCTTTTCAACTGGCTGTAGTTCGACACTTTGAACAAGCGGGTGTGACTTGTATCAACGGCAGTTTGCCCATAGAAACCGTCAAGGACAAACTACGCACCAGTCAGATATTAAGTCGTTCAGGCATAGCCATACCCAACACCATGATGGTGCGTATGCCCATAGATGACAAACTGGTAGAAACCAGCATAGGATTTCCCTGTGTGATTAAAGTTGTAACCGGCAGCTACGGAGAAGGAGTTTATCTCTGCGAACGCAAGCGTGACTATAAGAAGCTGATGGAATTTATTGACAATCTTGGCAACAAAAAGACCATGATAGTACAGGAGTATCTAGGCGAACGAGTGGGTGAAGACTTGCGTGTGCTGGTAATAGGTGGCAAAGTTATAGGTGCTATGCGGCGTACAGCTCCTGACGGTGATTTTCGAGCCAATATCACTGCTGGTGGCACTGGGGAAAACTTTGAGCTTACTGAAGAAATAGAATACCTAGCTAGAGAAACGGCTCGTGTGTTGGGGCTGGACATTGCCGGAGTAGACTTGCTGTTTGATCAACGTGGTTTCCGTGTGTGTGAAGCCAACAGTAACCCGGGATTTTCGGGGTTTGAACGCTACTGCGGGGTAGATGTGGCTGACTTCATCACTGAATACGTGAGATTCAAAATAAATTAATTGGCAAATTGTGTTATTTGAATCTTGGTCCCAATACCCAAGCTACTAGACTATATCTCGTGCCCTGAGTAACTGGAGTTACTTCATGTAGTGTGTATCCCGGAAAAAATACGGCTGTGCCTCGATTTCGATGGGGACGCTCGGGTTCATTTTTAGTGTGTAATAGCAAATCTCCGCCGGTATAATCTTCACTGTTTGAAAGTTGTATTGTTACACTGAGTTTTCTGGTACTGTTGCTTTGATATGCCATATCAATGTGTTTGCCATAAAATCCTTGATCTTCGGCAAGGTAGCTGGTAAATTGTAGACTTTGTATTTCCGTGAGATCGTAATTGAAAAATTGATTGTTGATGTTTTTCACACAAGTACCAATACGTTGGAATATCCAATTTGTATCTTCTAAGTCGCTGCGAATCCAAGAAATGGGACTGCGACGTATTTTGACTATTTTTTCAATGTCATCTTGAGATCGAACCAACTTTCCCACTGTGCCATAGGTAAGTGGACTGGATAAAATACCCTCAGTGCCAATTTCTATAATTTTATCACACTCTTCGGGGGTGAATAAGTTATGATAATACGCCCAATTTTCATTGGTTACACTGTCCAAGTGCCAATTGAAACTGCTGGCATAATCTTTGGTCATGTTGTACTTGCTTAGATATTTCTCATCAATTTTAGGAACATCGCCTATTATTTTGGCAGCTTTGGGCTTGCGCTCTCTGGCTGCGGCGGCGGGTGTTTTTTTTGTAATGGCGGTGTTTTTTTCTTCAGGCATTTTTTTCTAATCCTAGTAGGGGTCTTTGGTCAAACTTATAATTTCGATATATACCATTGGCATCAACATAGTGCAGAAATAACTGAATCTGTTGTTCGCCGGTATATGTTTCTCTCCAGTGCTCCACTTCGCAGCCTTTGTATACAACCAAATCTCCGACTTGTAGTGTGATTTTTTTATTTTCTATATAGAAAGGCCAGGGTTTGCCCTTTACATCCACGCACAATGTGGCACTGTACTGGCAACTGGGTCTATCCACGTGTTTACTCAACGTACTTCCTGGCCAATATATTCTACCATAAGTGTATGTGGGAAATAGTTCTAAGCCAGTGGTTTCTTCCATTAACGGCAACAAACTAACTGCCAGACTATCAAATGTGATTTCATTATAAAAAGAAAAACTTATGGGGCTTTGTTTGTCTCCGTACGCAGTTAAATCGTCTTCGGGGGTGTTATTTTTGTAATATTTTATTTGTTTATACATTAATACAGCATTTTTTAAAAGATCCAACGTGTCTGGACTGATAGCTTGGCGTACTATTCGATATGATTGTTTCATGTAGATATAAAAATTTTATTATATACTTATTCAACGCACTTGTCTACCCTATAAATCTCGCACAAACACTGGATTTGTACAGATGTTTGGATATTTTGTGATAATTATATATTTTAGGAAAAACTACGCTAAATACTTGCTAACACTGGATAAATCATATGTCATACGCGATATACTTAACTGACGGTACGCTATTTGCTACCATACCTGACGGCACTATCAATCAACAAAGTTCTGTAACCCTTATAGGGCAGAACTATATTGGATATGGAGTGCTACAAGATACTAATTTTATACAGATGTTGGAAAATTTTTCCAGCACAACAGCGCCAACAAATCCTCTGACGGGACAGTTGTGGTTTAATTTGAACACCAAATTGCTGTCAGTGTATTCTGGATCAGGCATTGGTTGGGTAAACGTTGGTGCTTATGGTAATGCCAATGTAGCCAGCTTTTTAAGTAATTTTGGATCTAACAACATATCCACTACAGGCACAGTCACTGTGGGCAATTTGTCTGCGGCAAATAATATTTTTGCTTCAGGTAATGCTTCCGTCGCAGGTAACATTTCTGTGTTGAATAATGCTTCTATCTCGGGTAATGCTTCCGTAACAAATAATGTTTCTGTAGCAAATAATGTTTCTGCGGTGGGTAATATTATAGGTAGTTATATTTTAGGTGATGGATACTACTTATCAAACATTAATTCTGGTAATATTACAAATTCTTATGGTAATGCCAATGTAGCCGCTTACTTGCCAACATATTCAGGTAGTTTTACAGCCAGCACCGTAAGTGTTACAGGCAATATCACTGGCAGTTATATCTTGGGCAACGGCAGTCAGCTGACCGGATTACCAGCAACTTATAGCAATTCTAATGTGTCGGCTTATCTAGCTACATTTTCGGGACCCATATCAGCAACTAACATAAGCGCCAGTGGAAATGTACTGGCAACTAATGTAAGTGCTTCGGGCAATATCATAGGAAACAGTTTATTTGTATATGGATCAGGTAATATACTGGGCAACTTGAATGTTCAAGGAAATATTACATTTATTGACAGTAATGTTATTGTTACCAATGACTTATTCGTTGATTTGGCTAATAATCAATCAACATTTGCCAACATTAATGGCTCGGGTTTACACGCAGGAAACACAGGTTCGGCAACTTTGACCAATTGGACCTACAGCGCATCGGCCAATGCTTGGAGTACCAACGTTGGTGTCAGCGCAACTGGCACAGTTACCGGTGGCAATGTGGTAACTAGTGGATTGGTATCAGCTGGCGGTAATGTTACCGGTGGCAATGTGGTAACTAGTGGATTAGTATCAGCTGGCGGTAATGTTATTGGTAATTATTTAATAGGTAACGGAAGTCAAATAACTGGATTACCTGCTGGATATTCTAATGCCACTGCGGCTAGTTTTTTAGCTAATTTTGGATCAAACACAATTTCAACAAGTGGTGGTATCACTGGTGGTAATATCACTGGCGGTAACATTAATATGACTGGCGGATTTTCAATAAGACAATCGGGCAGTAAACTTTATTTTTATTATAACTCTACTGCTATTTTGTCACTGGATTCGGGTGGAAATCTTATAGCCTTGGCTAACATGACTGGATACGGAACACCGTAATGGCTATACCTAGTTCGGGTCCTATTTCTTTAGCAACTATAGCAGGGGAATTTGGCGGCGGAAACCCGATTTCTTTAAGTTCTTATTATAAAGGTGGAGCTTATGTAAAAACTACTGATACCGCGCCTAATGTGCCTACTAGCGGAGCAATAAGTGTTAGCAACTTTTACGGCGCCGCAAAATATATACCAACAGCCAAATTTGTTCAGTTTACTTCTAATGGATCGTATACTATTCCAAGTACAGTAGTGGGTTCAATAAAATATATTGTCATTGGTGGCGGTGGTGGTGGGGGTCCAAGTTGGGATGAAGGTGGTGGGGGTGGTGGCGCCGGCGGTGTGGTAATTGGAGGTGTAACTCCATTACCCGGCGAAGTTGTATCTTTCACTATTGGAGGCGGTGGAGGTGCCGGTGGAGGTAATGGGGGAACAACTACTATTAGTTCAACTTCAATTGGATCAAAATCTGCTTATGGTGGCGGAGGAGGAGATCCCTCTGCTAATTGTTACAATTATGGCGGACACGCAGGTGGATCAGGCGGCGGTGGAGACCGCGGAACTTTAGGCGGAAGCTATACACAGTCATATCCCAATTATGGAAACAAAGGCGGCTACGGAGTTTGGTCTGACAACGCCGGCGGCGGTGGCGGAGGAGGAGCCGGACGTCCAGGTGGATTGTACACCACTAAGTGTATTAATCAGGAAGGTTCATACAATTATCAATACTGCCGTTCGGCGGGTAATTACACTTATGCCAGCACAGCTGGTGTTTTCTGGCACGGTGTTCAAGTTGCTCCGTATATGTGTCAATACTATGCCATGTCAGTGCAAGGTACTGATGGAAAATACTACATAGCAGGAAATTTAGAAAATGTATGCTGCGGCGGGTGTTGTTCCACTTACTACAATCAAGTGGCTCAGTCAACTTTAAATCCTGGCGCATTTAGTCGTACACGTGGTGGTGGTGGTATTTACAATCCTATAAGTGGTAGTACTATTGGTAATTACAACGGCACAGGATATGTAATAGCTCAAGGCGGTAAGGGTGCTTTCATTGGTTGTTGCGTGATTCAGGGAAATACTGGATCTGGGTTTGGTGGGCAAGGAGCTGCAGGTTATCCCAACAGAACTCCGGGTGCTTATCCGGGTGCCAGCGGCAGCGTGATTATATCTGGAACTTGGTAAAGGTTAAATTGTGGAAATTCAAAATTACTTAATTTTAGAAAACAACGTAGTAATAAATCTCGTAGTGTGGGACGGCAATACAGATACGTGGACACCTCCCGAAAACACCACTTGTTTGGTTCAAGCTACTACACCAGCTATGATTTGGCAATATAATAACCCAACATGGGTATTAACAGAAGTAATGGGCGCTGGTCAAATAGGATTTACTTGGGACGGTGTAATTTTAATGACCAATCAGACCAACCCTGCGCTTAACAGCAAAATCAAAAATTAAATCTTAAACAGTTGCAAATTATTTTCAATTTGCATCAACGGTTCGTCCCAAGCACCTATATCGGGCTGACGGAATATACGGCAGCTGGGATACCAAGGGCTGTCATTACGTTTAAGTAACCAACGCCAATCTTGTCCAAACTGATTGAGTGGCAGCCAAAATGGTCTGGCTAATGCTCCGGTCAAATGGCCCACAGCAGTATCTACAGCAATGACTAAGTCTAGATTCATTATAAGGCCTGCGGTGTCATTCCAATTGGATATAGTGCCAGGATACGCTTTGACTCCCTGTGCTATTAGTTGGCTTTCTTCTTCGGCAGTACAGTCAACTTGTAGATTGATCCATTCATATTGTGGATTGCGTTGTATCAACCCAAATATCTTTTCAAAAGGCACTGCTTTGTGCTGATTGATCCAGCTGTCTCTGCGCCCGCTCCAGCATACACCCACTCTAAGTTTAGTTTTCTTGCCCAAACGGTCTTGCCAAGCCAGTCTACAGTCTTTGCCTGGTGTAAGATACTGCAGTTTATGTGGCAGATTCTTATACGTCACTCCTAGAAATCCTGGAATACTCATGATAGGACTCCAGTAATCAAATTTAGGCAAAGGATCGTTGTTGCCCAACACAGTAACTGCCGACATAAATGAATTTTCCAACAGGGGTTT